TGAGCTCGTTGTCTAGCTCTAAAATCAGCTAGTATTTCTCCACTAGTAGGATACTTAGACGGAGCTCCTTTCTTAGGAGTCTTAGGAGGAGTTACCGGCGGCATCTTATTCTTTGTTTTTTTTTTTTGAGAAAAAGAATTTATTGCCTTTCTTCCAAGGTTATATCCTGCCCTTGCGAGTTGCATGTACTTCGACACCGTAGCCATTTTATGGCCAACATGCCGAATCGCAGGAGCAATATCAGCGCCATGAAGCCGATTACCGCCCATTGCGTACCCTGTGATTGCTCGAATACCGTGGCCGATGAGTTCATCATCCATATTTCCTTTTTAGGAAAAGATTTGTGTCTAGTGTCTAGCCGCTCTAGTAAGTAACTACTGCAAGACACAGCTTGCTGGGGTATTACTAGAGCGGCGACCGACCGATAATCTTAACCTCAAAGATAAAAACGTATTCACATGGCTCGTCAAAAACATCTCCGCCTATTCATTGATTTAATCGGTCCTAGCAAAGACTGGCCGACACAAATTAGAATGCTCCTATTCGGTGCCAAACATCTTACTAATCAACAAAGATTCTCATGCACCGTTTTCCTCCTAGCCAATGGGATTTCGCCAAGGCAAATTAGAGAATTTTATGCACAAACATTCAATTTCGACCAAAGTGCTTGGCGACAAATAGACTGGATCATTACTAAATACCCCACTTCAAACTGGAAACAGTGGAATGTAATGATGCAAAGGAGCATTTAGATAAAAACGTATTTAATAGATGTGTCCTTAACCTATTCTTCCAAAATGTTCCATGGCTTTCCAAAAACAAAAATTCACCACGTGGTCCGCCACATTTATAAATCTGGCGTCGTTTGCATAAATACGGGCGAAATTTTCCACCTTTTACCAGTTTATGCCCAATTACCCCAAAGCCAAATATTGGTTATTAACTATCCCGCACAATGAATTTCTGCCGTACCTGCCTAATGGAGTCCTGTATTTGCGAGGACAGCTGGAACGGGGAGCTACCACTGGATACCTCCACTGGCAACTTCTGGCGATCTTCTCCGCCCAACAACGATTGGCCACTGTCAAGAGAACCTTTGGCGACGCCGGTCACTATGAGCCCAGTCGTAGCGATGCCGCCGACGCCTATGTTTGGAAAGAGGAAACACGAGTGGCCGGAACCCAATTTGAACTCGGCAAAAAGCCGTTTAGACGAGATCAAAGTGTGGATTGGGACCGGGTACGCGACGCAAGTAAAAGCGGAGAATTTGACGCTATCCCGAGTGATATATTCGTGCGGAATTACAGCGCCATCCGTAGAATCTCTTCAGATTACGCAGCGCCTGTTGCAATGGAACGATCAGTCATTGTGTTATGGGGTCCAACTGGAGTCGGGAAGTCTCGAAGGGCCTGGGAAGAAGCAGGTTTGGACGCTTACCCTAAATGTCCTCTCAGCAAATTTTGGGATGGCTACCGCGGTCAACAATCGGTTGTCATCGATGAATTTCGTGGAACAGTATCAATCTCACATGTCCTCCGATGGTTCGATCGCTATCCAGTTCTTGTTGAGATCAAAGGATCATCAACCGTTCTTAAGGCAACCAGATTTTGGATCACCAGTAACCTGCACCCCCGAGACTGGTATCCCGACTTGGATGATTTAACAAAAGAAGCTTTATTACGGAGACTTAATATTATTCACTGCCCAATAAATTTGTATTAAACTGGGTTCAAAACTACAGGCATAGTCAAAGCAGTTTTTTTCTTAATATTGCAAATAACGCCAGACTTCAAATCAATTTCATAATGAAGTCGTAATACATTCGCATCAGTAGTAGCTACACTTTGCAATTCCTTCTCAACATGAAAATACCGAAATTTGCCCAATTTACATAAATTTTCAGTTGCATTCCAACGGGCACACATTTGCAACAAAGTATTAATATTAAACTTCCGACGATGCGTCAAAACTGAAGTTTTAATAATACCAGGTTGTAACTTCAAAGAACCAACACGATTGGCACGCTTTACAACAGATAAAGGTTGTGGTTCTGCTAATCCGGAACCAGGGCCAAATCCATTGGCATAATAATTACCCACAATCGACGCAGCCGGATAATAAAACGTTTTTTCGATCTGAATATAATTTCCAGATCCATCATATTGTTTGCCAATCAACGGAACATTATCAACGCTGTCAAGTTCCTTATCATCAACATCCGCAACAGTTTGATTTTGCATCTTCAACGATGATTTACTATACAAATCAATACTTGCTTTCTCCATATCAAGTTTGCATATCTGAACAGTTTGGGTCAATCCTGCTTCCGCGCCCCAAAACATCACAATTTCATCCATAATCACTTCTGGATAACCGGCAAAAATATTAGTATATACAGCATCCGCTATCATTTGAGGGGTAGTAGCCGGTGCAGGCGAACTAACAATATTATACGAATAAAACAAAGCAGATCCTGCTGGACTGCTTCTAAATTCAAACCGCATAACTAAAGTTCGATTGCTAATCAACACTACATCATTCACACTATCAAATGTAATATTAACATGGGCCAACGCTGCCTTCACAATTGCCAATGATAAGCCTTTCAATGTTTGCAAAACACCGTGCGTTGCATGCCCAAGCATCAATGTTTGATATTGATTTACCGTACTACCCAAAATTACTCCTCCAACTTCAGCTGTAGTAAGCACTCCTCGTTTACAGAAATAATCATGTAAACCCTGACCGCTTCGAGCTTTCGCAATCCGAGCACTACGGCCACGAACAACCTTGCGACGACGGTTGTTAGCAGTCTTCTTTGCTGCAGTAAACAACATTCGTCTAATCGGTTTACCCTTCTTAGTACCTGCATACTGAGCTCGTTGTCTAGCTCTAAAATCAGCTAGTATTTCTCCACTAGTAGGATACTTAGACGGAGCTCCTTTCTTAGGAGTCTTAGGAGGAGTTACCGGCGGCATCTTATTCTTTGTTTTTTTTTTTT